TCCACTATCTCCGCCTGATTTAGCAAGCGAACCTTCGCCAAGATTATACGTTCCTTCGTGAATCCATACAGCGTAGTTTGTAACGTTTCCTGACCGGTCCTTCTCACGCACACCATATCCGACAGCTCCGACAACTTCTCCGTTCTCCACTTTCACTTCACGATCCCACGATTCATCTAAGAATCCTTTATCATGCGGAGTAGATTCTGACGAAGTACGTACCAAATCGTCTACACAGTCGTTCATAGCTCGCTTAGTTGCGGCAAGTATATTCGCCAACACTGCGTCACTGTTCCATACAATATCCGCCATTACAATTCCACCTTCGTAAACAACGGTTTTGACGATATATCTTTAACTGTACTTATGCGAATAGGATTGGCTGCACGTTGCTCTCCGCCAGCATCAACAAATATAAGCACATCGTTATACCCAACCGCCACGCCACCGGATAATAGTATCTGCGCCGCTGATATAACTTCGCTTCCTTGTTGATTCCGCGTTAACTTCGTGCCTTCATCAATCCTGCATTTGTAAGTCGTTGATACACCGAAAATCGGTTGTCCATAATCATCTAATCCTGTTACCTTGGCGATAACAACTTCATCCTTTAACGGAATTAGAGACGATGTTGTTGGAGCAGTAGCAGAAGGAGATTGTGGTGGCGCTTCGTTATATGGCGACCATGTAAGACTCTTTAAATCAACCCAATTCGTCATTTACAACACGCTCCATCCTACGCGACGTCCAAGAATCTTACGAACCTCTGGCGCAATATAATCCGGTGCGCGGTCGATGGCGATGGTTACGCCTGATACGGATATTTGACGAACACCTTGCTCGGCTTTGCGGATCGAATCGTCAAGGCGAAGGAGCCATAGCGCTTGCTCGAATACGGCTTCGTTAGGTACCGGCTTGTCAGTGGCATTGTATGCGGAATAATACCGGTATAGCTGGTTCTCAGCGTTAGTGAGCGCCTTTTCTTTCTTCGTATAATCTGCGGAATCCCATTCGTCTGTAAACAGAACGTTGGTTCCGAAATACTCTTCCGCTTGGTCAACGGAAACATTAATGGCCATGCGTTACACCTCCGTTATTTTTCGGAGGTTTTGCGCTTAGTAGCAGCGGGTTCCTCCGCTTTCTTCGGTTCTTTTACCGGTGTATCTACTCGTTCAACGTCAACAAGCGCCGATAATACTTCTATCTCGGACTTGTCTTCGGTGACGTAGTTACCACCGTTAAAATTTTTAAGTTGTCCGTTAACGTAGAAGCCAAGTTCTAAGAAACGGCTTTTAAACTGAGCCATACGTTACCTCCATAAAAGAAAGCCCGTAGTCGTCGGATTACGGGCGGTTAGTTTAATTAAGCAAGGTTCTTGACACGAGCGTGAGCTTTTTCTTGCTCGAATTGTAGTGTGTATTCACCAACGATTGTTCCAGTAACATAGTCTCCCTTATCTCCCATGTATTTGTGGAAGAACTCACGAGTAGCAAGCGGACGGATCGCCATACGGTTTGTATCAACGATCAATAACTCGTCAGAAGAAAGGTTGTTGTTAAGAGTGATTTCGAATTGACCGAAGTCAGAAACGAAATGGTCAACTACATACCCACGGCTGTTTTCGCTTTGAGTGATATAAAGCTTGTTGTTATCGAATGCAGAGATTGCGCGCTTTTGCTTCGCAGGAACAATGATCTTGTAGTTTCCTCCAGTAGCAAAACCACCAGCTTCGAAAATCTTTTGAAGAGAATCGTTTATTACAGTAGCAGTTACCGCTGCAGCAGCGTTGTCAGTTACGTTAGTAGAGATGAAATTCTTGATACCTTTCATCTGACGGATTTGGCCTGACTGATATCCTACGCCGTTCAAAATGCTTTTTTCCAATTGTAAGGCAAGCTCCAATTGCTTTTTGGCCTTCTCATACCCGTAAAGATCACTGATTCCGTATTGAGTTACCGCCAAAGAAGTCCCAGAAACTTGTACCGCATCGTCGAAAATTTGAGTGTAGTTCTGCTTCTGAACGCGAGCTTTAGAACGAGCAGAACGAGCGTCTGCACCTTCAACGCCTTCAGAGAACTGGAACTCAACTTTAGCGCCAGAAGCGACAGCGCTGGCAGTAGTTGACGCATAGCCTCTGCTGACAGTTAGAGCGTTAGTTGCGATAGCAGTAATCTTTAAAAGTTCGCTACCGATCTTGATTACGTCAGAAACACGGAAGATAGATCCGTCAACAACGTTAATAGTGGTGTCGCCAACAAGTGCAGATGCAGAAGTAGTAGTTTCATCCGCGAACATTTCGTCTTCAACAATTATGTTATCCTATCGGCTTTTTATCCGATAGTTCTATATCTTCTAATTCGATATAGTTCAGCATACCTTTTATCCCACGACTTCACGTTTGGGATGCGCGGCCTCGTGGACGGATTATATTCTGTACTAAACAGTTTCACCGTCTATGCGTTGCGGCTGTCGTAAGTATTACCAAACGACTTCACCTCTGATTAGCGTCTCAGCCTTCCAGATTTTTTCCGCGCTTATAATCCTATCGATCTCTCGAAAGGACGGCTCGATTAGAACCATTGGTGAGTAGTTTGTGTTACAGCCTCAGCAAATCCAAGAAGGTTAATCATTGGAGTTTGGTGCGGATTAAGAAGTAGAATCTCATCTACTACAGATTGTTTTTTACCGATTAACGAAGAATCGTAAATCATTGCCATTATTTATTCCCCCTAATATGTGTTAGAAATTAAAAAAGCGCCCGACTAATCGGTGCGCGATTTATAAACCTAGTTCCATTTTTAATGCCGCGTATTTCTGCATATCTTCGATACGACCAGATTTACGAGCTTTATCAGCGGCTTCCTTAAGAAGTTGTTCCGCAGTTTTCTGCGCTCCTTCTTGTGATGGATTCGAAGAGTTACCGATTTGTTTCGGCTCTTTCTTCGCTCCGAGAAGGAACGGTTTATGTTCAACGAGCGTTTTCACAACGTCTTCTACTCCGATTACCTTTCCATCTTCGATCACTACCGCGGATAGATCAGCGAGCTTCAAGGCATCATCGATGTAAGCTACGTTGTTGCTCGTCGCAACCTTAATAAATTCATTGACGATTTTTTCACGTTGAATGGTCGTTTGTAACTCCTCCAACTGCTTCGCCAACGTTTGCTTTTCGCTTTCGTGCTTTTTGGCAATCTCTTCTAAACGGTCCTTTTCGGATAACTCCGCAAGGCGTTTTTCTTCGAGTGCCTTTTCGTATTCTGCAGCCTTTGTTTTTAAATCGTCATAGTCCGCATACTTGTCTAGCTTTTTGCGTTCTCTAGCGATTCTGTCAGCTACGATTTTATCAAGCTCTTCTTGCGAGAATGTCTTCGCTGGTTCCGTGGTTTTAGTCTCGTCAGACTTTACTTCTTCGATTACTTGTTCGTTATTTAATTCTTCACTCATTACAAACCTCGTCCGTTTTGAGGCCGTCGCCTATTAGATATTCAGCCGAAAGTTTAACGCCATTCCGTAAGGCAAAATAAAAAGACGCCTTGTGAGCGCCCTATAAACCGTTAATTTCTTTTAAGTTCTGCGGTAGTAGATTCGGATCTCGTACCGGTAAAACCTGATGCTGGCAGTTTGGATGGAATAAACCGCGAGATTGATTACGTAAGTCGCCTACATACGGATAGTTACCAGGAGCATCCGGTATCAACTTCACGATTTTACCTTCCCATACACGGCACTCCTCGTGCTTTGATCCGTTACGACTTACCGTACCATAATACGCTTCACGCCCGACTGCTTCGTTAATCGTGGCGTCCATCCTGGTCCGCATCATCTTCGTTCTAGTCACCATCTCAGCGTATACTTTCGGATCCCATCGACGCCCTGCAGCGTCAATAATACCTGTATTCACCGATTCACCGAGTTTATTTCGCAAATCCGCTAATATCTCACGGCTTATTGTCTTTCTTCCGTTGATACCTGCTGCCATGTTCGAGCGCATTACCTCCGCCACAGACTGGCGAATAGTCGTCTTAATTTTACGATCCATATTCTGTGTAATCTGCAATAAATCCGCTTGCGTATCGGCAATGGTGGTTTCAATCATCGACTTATTTAATCGATTAAACTCAACGACTGTTAAGGCTTGCTCGAACGTCTCGACGATCCCTAACGTAACTAGCGTACTAGCAACGCCATCTCTAGCCGCTACAGGTATATTCTCTTCGACCCAAGCGGAGGCATCTTCGTTTAACTGCGAAAGTATCTTCGCAATGTCAGCTAGTACCGCTCGTTGAGTCGCCTGTGTTGCGTTAGACAAGTCGATTCTTTCGAGTTGAATTAAAATATCCCGTGCTGCCTGCTGATAATAGCGGACAAGACGGGATATATCGTTATCATACTCAGGTTGCGGTATTTGGCGATCAAATTCTGCCATTAATTACCGCCTCCAGCTCCGTTATTACTGAATATAGACGCATCAACGAATCCATTTGCGTTCTTCTCATCGTCTTGAATGCGGTCAATAATCTCTTGCGCCTGCATATCGTCCAAGTTATCGAGACGTTTAATCGCACTTTGAACGTCAAGAGTAGGCTTACCGCCAGTACGTAACTGAGCGATTTCTGCTTCCTCTTTCTCAGACCTCGGCAGTCCATCACGCCAAGTAATCTTCGGGTATACCGGATCATACGGAGTAAATCCGTCAACGCCTTCATTAGCGAAGTTCTCTAACTCCATTGCCGTCCATAATGCGTCACGGATAGCACGATCAACGTGTACTCTAATGCGTTTCACCTTCGATAAGATCGGCATAAACCGAGCCTTAATCGCAGCTCCATCGGTGTGACTCGTACCCGTACCGCCTTGCTCCTGACCTGCCACAGTCGTACCGAATAGCCATTGTGGAGTCTCGGACATCTGGTAAACTAGCGATAATAGCATGTCTAGTTCGCGGAAGATACCGTCCAATTGTTGTGATGATAGGAACGTCATGTATCCCGGAGTTTGTTCGTCCTTATTTACCGGAATATACTTACCCCCGAATCGAATGCTACCGTCTGCATCTGTAGGTAACTCCGGTCCGTAGGCCGTTGGATCGCTATGCTTATGCAAGATATAATCCAGCTGTACGAGCAAATCGTTAATAGCAGCGAGAATGCTTTCTAGTTTCTCGATACCACTAATTCCTTCCCACGAATCATCTACGGTTTTGTAAGGAATATGATGGACGAGTAACCGTGGTACTCCAGTCTCTTCGATGTCAGATTCACGTCCTGCCGGCACTTTATCTCCGATAAGGAATCGTTGTATTGGTGCTCCATAACTGCTGTCTACGTCATAGGCAGTCGTCTTAAACTTTTCGTATGTGATAAGTCCTGGTAAATGTCGTTCAACGTGCAAGTACGGAACCTCTACGCCTCTTTCGTATACCCATTCGATAAAAGCAATGTTAATCGCACGGAATTTCTTCGCATTGTTACGCGATACTTCCGGAAATACAAAGCTAGGATTAACTGGTTCAATAATCGGCTCAGGCTTCACTCCTGGCGGGATAATTCCGAGCGCCGAGAAGTCCTGTCGGTATCCGTGGAACGTTTTGATGAAACTGTCAGCGCGGATCCCTGCGCCTATTGTCGTCTCGTGGATTAACTGATTCAAGTCGTTCTCTTCCACGATACGATTAAGCGCCTGCTGCTCGGTACTATCATCAGGTTCTCCGCTTTCGTATGTAGGCGGTTCTCCTACGAGCATGTCAGCCGGTTTTGTAACCAAGGTATCGATGATATTTACAGCGATATATAATTTCTGTAACTGCTTTGCGTGAGGCGTGTCTTTTAATAGCTCGCTGGCTCGTTCGTAGATTTCGGCTTGCTTACCGTCAAATATCTTGCGGCCACGGTAATATTTAGCTAAACGTTCGAGCGATTCAACCGGCGGGTATAGTGCGCCAGTATCGAATAACTTGCCGTTGCTGAATACTTCTATGTTTACGCCATCTGTTTCGATGGAATCCGGTTTCTTTCCGGCGAAAATACCGGTAAATAAATCAAGTAGCGACATTGCTTCGCCTCCTTTCTATAGCCATTGCGGTTTGTTTATGATCTTCTTTTTACCGTCTAATCCAGCCGTATATGCCATGTGAAGTCCGTCGGGACCGTCATCATTATTATGATTTGGATAAAGTTCGAACATTTCGAGCAGTAGTCGATGTTGCTTTTTAAACCGAATACGTCCGCCTTGGATCTCCGGAAGTAGTGACTCGATACGTAATTGCTTACGCATCCGTTGCTTAATCTCTTTCACGCGTGTATGCGCGGGATAACCGTATCTCCGCAGTTCTTCCTTGAGCTTATGAGCGAACCACTCTTGCGCCTGCTGCGATTCAACCGACATACCTGCGTATTGATACTGCATCGTCTTTTCTACGATTTTCTGAAGCAATACGTCAGGATGAACACGTTCGAGATAGGAATCAACGACATAAAAAATACCGTTAGGACTTCTTCCAACGGTAATAATTGCACTATAGTCACCTTTTTCTTTACCCATTGCGAAGTCCACTCCGCAAAAGTAATCGAGTTTAACGCCATCTAAGTCTGAATCGGTATAATACGTAAAATCTTCCGGTTTGAATATCTGCGATTCTTCATCAATAGGATTACCGAGATATTCCTGATTAAAAGCTTTAGCTCCGTCATTCTCGCGGATTTCCATCAAGTCGAGATAACTGAATCGCTCTGGCCACAGGACTTTCCCGCCACTCATTTCTGACTCGTTAGCTTTATAAAACTCTAGCGCCTTGCCTCGCGCATCTTCAACGTCTGATCTATATATCTGACGCCATTGCTCCCATAAATCCTCTCGCTTTGACCATTCGAGAATAGCCGGAAACTTCTTGGATACGAAGTCTTTACGTTCATTTATAACGTAATTAAGTACGGAATCGTAATGAACGATAGTACCCATGTAAATACAAATACCTTCGCGAGATAAAGCTGGTAACATTTCTTCGCGAAACCATTTCTTGTTCTTTTCACGTAATTCGGGAGTGTTTACTGAATCTTTACTCTCTAAATCATCCAGGAGGAATAAGTCAGGCCGCGTAGATCCGTGACGCAATCCACGCATCTGAGTACCGATACCTTTCGCTTCTACCTTCGTACCAGATAACGTAATAAACTCGTACTTGTTATCGACGTCATTCATCGACTTCTTTTCGTGTAAGAGTCCGCCGTAGTATTCTCGTAACTTTACGTTATGGACTAACTGGTTACGCGTCCACTGAATAAAGTCTCCAGCTACATCGGTTGTCTCCGATATTTCAACGATGTAACGTTTATGCCGATAAACGACTTGGTGACATAAAAATGCGTTAGACAAGTACGCAGTTTTCGCATGTCCACGACCTACCGACCATGCTACGTTCTGCTTCGCTTGAGTGCGAGCAATGTTATCAAGTAGTCCACAGAGATTACGATGAAACTCTGCTGCGTTCGGTAACTTCTGACCTGCAGGAATTAAATTATCTGGATTACCCGGATTCATATCTTCGCTAAAGAACTCGTAGACGAAGCGGAGTAAGTTATGCTCGCAATCGTTAACGAGGTTTAACTTCGCCAGTTCTTCGTCCAACGATTCCCATTGATCGACTTCATGTGCGGTAATCGTTCCGGCATCTGACAGCCGGTCATACTCCGCAATTAATTCGTCGATTAAATCGATTCGGTCTTGACGTTCCGCTCTATTAAGCCAGGTACCGCTAATGTGAGCCACTACTTATCGCCTTCCTCCGCACCTTTCGCACGTTCCTTTAGTTTAACGAGTCGTTCTTCTAGAGATGCGGCATTGTTACCGGAATCCTCCGTCTTGACTTCCTGCTTATCGATAAGAAGGCCGCCAAACTTATAGAATAACTCGATACCTTTCATCGATCCCTGACCTTTTAACGTCATATCCAAGTGCTTCTCCATAATGTCGGGTAGATGTGATAAAAACGTATTGGCAGCGAGAGCATTAACGTAACTAATAAAGTCATCGTTGCTTTGGCGCCAGTTATATAACGTCTTTTCAGATACGCCAACCGCTTGCGAGATGTCTCCGAGCTGCAATCGGACTTTACCTTCGGATTTTAACATCGCTAATTCATCTTCGCTGACTTCTTTTGGCGGACGTGGTAAGAACTTATTGACCGCAAGTAACTGCGCTGCCGTGATTTGCTCTGCAGTTAAACGGGATTCTAATCGTTTAATTTCCTTCGACATAGTATCGTACTCCTTTCGTAGATTAACGTATTTTGACGCCGTGTAAGATGGCTATAAAGTCGATAAATAAGCGAAGCCAACCGACCGTTAGGCATTCGGTAGCATCCGATTAGCTTCGTTTATTTTCGACTGGTGGCGAGGTAGTTCCGTTAGGGTTGACGTTTTAAAATTTGTAAGAAACAATTCCGGACCTGAACTGGCCGATTTGACCATGCCGTTTGGGGGATACAGCGATCACTCAACATATCCAACAACCAAACACGTTAATCAGCGTCATTCACAGCATATAATCGCAGATAATTTCGTAAAATACGGATTTTATGTAATTAATTAAACGGTCGTATAAACTGGTAAGAACGTTGATATGACGCCAT